TCAGGGCCTCAATAAGGACGCCATCAGCACGCAGAACTCTGCGGGCCTCGTAGATAACCTCATCACGGTCTCTCAGACCCGACAGAAGATCGTCGCACGCAACTTCGCGATGTTCCTGTCCGATCTGTTCCTCGCCTGCCGCAAGCTGGTGCTGGAGAACGAGAGCCGAAGGAAGATCTTCGAGTTCGACAACTCCTTCCAGAACATTGACCCGAAGCTGTGGACCCCCACGCGTAAGGTCCAGGTATCGTTGCACGTCGGTTACGGCGAGCAGGAGAAGGAAGCGGCCAAGTTCGCTCAGTTGTGGGGAATGCTCTCCAACGACCCGAAGGCGTCGATGTTCTGCCCACCCGACAAGCAATACAAGTTGCTCACGGACGGCATGAAGAAGAACGGCTTCCCGAACTTCGCGGACTACACCATCACTCCAGACCAGATCAAGCCTCCCGGCCCTGATCCGATGGAGATGAAGAAGCTCGAAATCGAGGACAAAAAGGCTGAAGCCGCTCTGATGCAAGCGAAAGCAGCGTTGGGCAAGGCTGAAGGCCACCACGAGATTGATACGCTCAAGGTGCAAGTCTCGCAGATGCTTGCGACCATCAAGGAGTTCACCGCTCAGCGTGACGCTGACCGTAAGGACATGGACATCGCCAACAAGGTCAATGTCGCCCAGCGTGAGATTGAGTTGCTGGAACACGCTCCTCCAGCGGCCCAAAAGGCCATCATCAGCCCGGCATAAGGAAACAGATGAACCCACTGCTACGAATGATCGGCATGTATGGCTGGGGCAAGGGTATCGGGGAACGCTACGGCGGCTCCGAGACCTCCGACCTTAAGAGCCTCACAGACGCCCTCGCCGCCTACAAACGCGGTGCGGCGTCTGGAGATCAGTTCTTGAACAACAAGAGCGAGGACAACTCGCCTCCGCAGCAGTCCCCCATGGACCGCATCAAGGCGGCGTTCGAGAGCCTGAAGGACATGCACAAGGGACCGAACCAGACGCCAGAGAACATCTCTATGCTGGCTGGACCGAACTCCCCGTCACCCTTCGACAACGCCCACTGGCCTCAAGGTCCCGTTGGCGCTCCGTCGCAGGCTCAGGCACCCATGCCTCAGTCACTACCGATGCCGCAACCGCGTCCAGCGGAAGCGCCTCAGCCCCAGCCCGAGAACCCGATGATGAGCCTTTTCCAGCGCTCCGCTGCCATGGAGCGCGACCCGCTTACTGGCGAGTTCATCGACCCGCAGGCAGGCGCGAAGGCCAACGCTCAACCGGGCATCTTCCACAGCCTGTTTAGCTAACAACATTACGCGGGAGGCTTCGGCCTCTCGCCCTCCTTTGAGGACCATGGAAAGAACTGAAAGCGAGATTGTCTCTGTAGGGACGTTCGCGAAGGAACTGCTGTCCAGCGACACCTTCAACGCCTTGCACAAGGAATACACCGACCAGATGCTCACCAGCATCGTGTCGTCCGCGCCTCACGAGACCAAGCTCCGTGAGTTCGAATACGCCAAGACGCAGGCCATCATCGGCTTCGTCAATCACTTGGTGGGCCTCGCTGTGGCCGCCAAGAACATCATCAACAAAGACACCCAAGCCGTTGAGCCCGATGCGCTCGACGACGATGAATAAGAGAACACAGACTGCTTATGTCAACTATCCACATGGACGTTGCTACTGAAGACCTAGACGGCGGCGTTGAAGCTGCCGATGCTTTCTCGAAGCTGTGGGGTATGGACGCTGAAGATCAGCCATCCGAACCCGCTGACGACGAACCCAAGAAGAAGCCTGCCGCTGCGCAGGCCGAGACCAATGACGACGACGCTGAAGGCGACGAGGAGACCTCCGAGGAAACTCCAGAGGGCGACGAGGACGCTGAAGGCGACGAAGGCGATGACGAGGACGACGAGATCGAAGGCGATAAGCCCACCGTCGAAATCAAAGACGAACACAAAGTCAAAGTCACGGTTGACGGCGAGGAACGCGAGTTCTCGCTTGGACAACTGAAGCGCCTTGCCGGTCAGGAAGCCTCACTCACTCGCAAGAGCCAAGAAGTAGCTGCCACACGCAAGCAGATCGACGACCGGGCCGCTGTGCAACTCGCACAGATGTCCACGCTGCTCGAACGTGCCAAAGCGAAGTATGAGCCCTACTCGAAGCTCGACCTCCTCGCAGCGTCGAAGGACCCGAACATCTCCCAAGAGGAGCTTGTCGCCGTCCGCAACGCCGCACAGGCCGCCTACGAAGACGTGGCATTCCTTGAACAGGAAACCACTCGCGTAGCTGAAGCCCTCCGCACGCAGGCCCGTCAGGAATTGATGACGCAGGCTCAGGAGAGCATCAAGACCCTGAGTGATCCTGAGAAGGGTATCGAGGGCTTTAACCAGCAGATGTACGGGGAAATCTGTTCGTTCGCAGTCGAAGCGGGACTTCCGCAGGACATCGTGAACGACCTTGTGAACCCGGCAGCTATCAAGCTCATCAACATGGCGCGTCTCTACGCCAAGGGCCAGAAGAAAGTCACGAGCGCTACAGCGGACAAGAAGAAAGCTCCGAAGCGCATTGTGAAGTCAACTGCCACGGCTGAGACGACGAAGAAAGTAACGAAGACCGCTAAGGCCGCTGAGCCGATGAAGCGCCTTCAGAAGTCCGGGTCGGTTGAGGACGCCGCAGACGCATTCGCGTCTCGCTGGTCGAGCCCTTCCGACGACGAATAATCCCACAAGAAACGAAAACGAGAAAAGAAGACAATGGGTACTCAGTTCCAGTCCTACGATGTTGTTGGCAAGAAGGAAGACGTTTCCGACATCATCACCAACATCACCCCGACCAAGGCTCCCTTCACGTCGCTGACGAAGCAGGAGACCGTCCACAACACCCTGTTCCAGTGGCAGGAAGACAAGCTGCGTGATCCGGCTGCAAACAGCAACAAGGAAGGCTTCACCGCCACTCCGACTGCTCGCACGCCCACCGTCATGCGGTCGAACGTCACGCAGATCATGCAGGACACCTTCGAAGTGTCGGGCACGAACGACGCCGTGTCGAAGTACGGTCGCGGCAAGGAGAGCGCCCGCGAGGCCGGTAAGTCGGCTGCGGCCCTGAAGCTCGACCTGGAGTTCGCCTTCACCGGCACGGGTCAGTCGATGGTCAACCCGAGCGACAACACCACCGACCGCGTGTTCGCTGGTGTGCAGTCGCAGATCGACAGCGGTAACGTCATTAAGACCGGCGCTCCCGCGACCAAGATCAGCGAAACCAACTACCTCGACGCCCTTCAGAAGGCGTATGAGGTCGGTGCTGATCCGTCGATCACGCTGGTCACTCCGACGAACGCCCGCACGTTCGCTGGCTTCGCGAACTCCGCTGGTCGCTCCCGCGTCATCAACGACGGTGGCAAGGCCATCGTGAACGCGGTGAACCTGTACGTCTCGCCCTACGGCGAGGAGAAGATCGTGCTGTCCCGCTACATCAAGGCTGGCGACACCATCATCCTCGATCCGTCGATGTGGAAGCGCGTTGCGCTCCAGAGCCGTGACTGGTTCCGCGAGACGCTGGCGAAGACCGGCGACGCACTCCGCATGATGATCGTTGGCGAGTTCTCGCTGAAGCACATGCACACCAAGGCGTCCGCGCTCGTCCGCGAGATGGCCTAATAGGTTGCGGGGAGGCTCTACCAAGGGCCTCCCTCCCTTCCTCTCGACTACTGAGTAAATGACAGAACCAAGACTGATCGACACGAACGTATCGCTCGTGGACAACGGCTGTGGCGACTTCGCCGTCCGTTTCGAACAAGACATTCCCGATGACTTCCTTCAAGACCTTCAAGACCGCTTCGTGGGCAAACGAGACCCGAGCGGCGAACTGCTGTGCGTTGCCGTAATCCCCACGGTCATCATCGACCGATGGTGGAGAGAAGGCTTCCGATACACGGAGCACACGCACGCTGAGATGGTCGCACGGCTACACGCCGAGAGTATGCAGAAGTTCATCACGACCTCCAAACGCATCTAAGAGACCTCCCCACACATGAATTACGGAGAACTGAAAGCCCAGTTTCTAGGGCTGCTGAAGCGCCGTGACCTCACGGACACTCAGGCTGACATCTTCCTACAGCAGGCCGTCGCTCGCGTGCAGCGCGTTCTCCGCATTCCCCCGATGGAGAAGTCTATCGCTGTCACCTACGACGGCGACGTGTTCAAGGACGGCAAGCTCCCCATCCCCAGCGACTACCTCCGCCTCATCGCCGTCACGGCCACGCCTCCGGGTATGGGCGAGAAGGAAGTGAAGCAGGCGGACCTATCAACGGTCCTTCGAGACCGCTGGGGCGGAGCGGTCGGTCGCCCGGTCAGCTTCGTGCGCCGTGGAGGGCTCTGGCACTTCGGTCCCATCCCTCCGGTCGGCACCGTCTTCCGCGTCGATTACTACGACGAGTTTCCGAAGCTCGCGAAGGCAACTGACAGCGGCTACCTCACGATGGGAGCCAACGACCTCATCATCTACGGGGCGCTCTCCTTCGCTGGTGACTGGTTCATCGACAAGCGCGCCCCTGCTTGGGAGCAGCGCTTCGAAGCCATTGTCAATGAAATCCAGAACCAAGCAGATCAGGACGCCCTCGTAAACGCGGTGGTCTCCGCTGCTTACGAATTTCCAGAGGACTAAATGGGCTTCTACGAGAACGGCTCCGCTCCCTCCGGGGAGACGGTAAAGGGCGGCACGGACTTCTACAGCGACGGTCCTGCCTACAGCGCGATTGATCCCGTAGCTATCCAGAACTTCGTGAAGCAGGCAGGCGACAGTGCTGCCGCTTCCGAGGTCTCCAACAAAGCCTCAAAGGCTCAGGCGGACGCCAGCGCAGCGAGTGCTGCCACTGCGACGACGCAGGCAGGCATCGCGACCACTCAGGC